CGAATAAGAAATAAGCCGCCGCCGCCTTATCCGCTGCGGTGGGAAGTTGCTGAATCTTTTTGGCGATAATCTCAAACGCCTCGCCCGGTGACTTTGCGGCCAAATCCTCCGCCAGCAAACCAAGTGTCTCCAGCGCACGTTTCGCCTCACCACTTCCCATCTTGACTTCACCTAACCGCCTAACAAATATCTCAAGCGACTTATCAAGCATTTCAGTGGTTGAACCGGCCAGCCTTGCGGCAAGCCTTAACGATGTTAGTTCCTCAGTAGCTATCCCAATCCGGTCGGCCAGCTTCGCCGTCGCGTCGATGGCGTTCATGGTACTTTTTACATACCGCACCAAAAGACCGGCTCCCACCGCAACGGCTATGACACGAAACATACTTCGCAACCGTTGCTGTGCCTTCATAGCCGCCCTCTGCATATTATACAGACTCTTGCGGCTGCGTTTCATCTTCCGCTCGAAGACCGATGTCTTCGCAATCATATTGACAGCTAACGTCGCTATTGTTGCCATTTATAAAGATCTCAAAACAGCTTTAATTTGTTCCTGCGTCATTTGTTCCTTCGGCTCGAAGTTCAGCATGAAGTCGTCAAACTTAATATCCTTAGCCCCCGCACCAGCTGCGACGTGTGCGGCAATCAGTGCAGCCCGCATATCCGCTCGAACCTCACCAAAAGGCTCCATCGAATAAAACGCCATCCACTCGGAAAGCTCTCTGCTGGAAATACTCAGCAACAAGTCCCGTACAGTCTTGCCAAGATGAGCCGCTAACCGGAAGCAGAATCTGCGGCTATGGCTCTCCCTGAGTTTTTTACCATGTCCTCAATATCATCCGCACCCATACCGTTTAGCTTCTGGGCAACGGTGAAAACCCTGTCCAGTGCCTTCGCCGACTTCTTACCTAACGTCATCGCGTCAAGATCGCTGAACAACCGCTTACCCTTCTCGTCAACAATGCACAATGCGCACAACTTCGCCCGCATATTCTGCATATCAACTTTCTTGCCTTTGAGTAGCGACTGTTCAAAGTTGTCACGCTGAGTCCCATTTAGCGAACAAACCGTAACCTGCCCGCCCCACTCAGGAACATCAACAACTTCGCTCGGTAAATCCTTCGATTCCAAAATTGCTTTTTTGTCCAACATTTTGCATCCTTCCAAAATAAATATTATCCCACGTCTGTGTAAACAGGTGCGCCAGTCAACTTGACCGTCACCGATTGCGTTACTTTATCATCAAACGGGATCGCGTCTTGACCGTCACCGATTGCGTTACTTTATCATCGAACGGGATCGCGTGCCCCAATGCCGTGATGAAGCCTAAACAGTAAATGTCCGACTTGCTTGTCTCTGTCGTGTGGTCGGGGAATGTGATATGCCAATACTGAGCCGTATTGGTTTTCAGCAGTTGCAGGGCGTGTGCCGTCCCCAGTGCCGTGCCGTCGTAATTCAACTCAAAGGTGATTTCGCCACTATCCAGCATCCCCGGAATAAACTCACGGAACTTATTGGTTGAGTCCATCGTTGATATGTCGATAGAATCCCGCGACTGATTCGGGCCGCTGATGCTAATGATGTTGCCGATAGTCGTTACCGTCGTAACCTGCGTGTTTGCCGAGACTTTTAGAGATGTCCCGTGTCCATGAATTCCGTCACTCATAATAATACTCCCTATGCTTCATCTGTGTACGTTAAAGACCCTGTGAGCTTCAGGCCCACCGATTGTGTTACTTTGTCATCGAATGGTATCGCGTGACCGATAGCCGTGATAAAGCCTGAACAGGAGGCCGTCGATGTGGCAGTGCCGTTGAACGTTATCAAAATAGTCTGGGCCGTATTTGTTTTCATCGTGTTCAGATCGTTTGCCGATCCCGCCGCCGTGCCGTCGTAGTTTATCTCGACTGTAATTTCGCCTGAATCCAACATGCCGGGGATAAACTCACGAAACTTGTTGGTCGAGTCCATCGTTGATATATCGATAGAATCCCGTGATTGATTCGGGCCGCTGATACTAATGATGTTACCGATAGCGGTCCCGCCAATCGACAATATTGCGCCGTGGCCGTGTATTCCGTCGCTCATAATAATACTCCCAAATAAAAAAGGCCCGCAACGTGTGCGAGCCTGAACCTAAATTATTGATGTTTAGTTCAGTATTTCGTTAAACCAAATCTTATAGTCCTGTCTCCTGCCGAATCTTCGCAAGCCACGGACGCCCGGAACCCGTTCGATAACGTCTGTTTCGTTTATCAAAAATATCACTTGAACCGTAATGTTGCCCTCCGTGCCGCTTGCCGTATTCAGGACTGTTCGGACCGCCTTAGCCAGTGCATCGCAACCGCTATAAGTTGTGGCCCATGAAGTCACCCTGAACACCGGCGACGCCATTGCAATGCGGTCCGTCATCGTATGCTCCCGCCAACCGCTTAACTGCTCATACGTTATCGCTGGAACGGATGCAGGTTGTGGAATCATCAGCGGGTAAACCCGCGTTGACACCAAACCGGCAATTGTTTCATCGGCGACAAGAATGGCATATAACGCCGATTCAATAGTCGCTGCGGTGGAGGCAAACGCTGTCTCAATACCGCTGTAGACACCGGCCATAGTCCTTCGGTCCGCCGCCGAAATAGTACCGTCAGCTTCAGGCGTAATCGGCCCAATAGGGCTTAACCCTGCAACGCTCATTCGCTTTGCTTTGGTGTCAATCGCCATCAGTCAGCCGCCCCATATTCGCCCTTAGTAAAAGTAGACCCGTCATCGCTGATGTCGGATTCGACAAGTTTTGTTGTTCCGTCGTCCTTGTAAATTGCAATCTCGGACGATGAGGTGGTCATTTTGTTACGCCATGCCTCATACAGATAATTGATACCGGTCAGCACAGACGCAGTTGAACTCGGAGCACCGGCGGCAAGATCGCTCATTGCCTGCGCCCAAATCTCAGCTACGGTAGGAGGTGTGGTGGTATTTGCACCATAATCATTCAAAGCTGTATCGACTTCCGCATTTATTTCTGCCTTAGCCGCCGCCTCCAAACCATGAACGTGAACAGTGCTACGAGATACAATAACATAATCAGTGGTGTTATCCGGTTTAGTATCCCAATTACGATCAATCGTTAAAATCTTGGTGGTATTATCATAAGATTCAACATGCCTCATCTGGCCTTCGCCAAGACCGTCAACAAGCATAATCCAGGCATCCGTAAACCAAGTATCCACAACATCCACAGTGGCGGCCAATCTAATTGTATCATCACCACCGCCATCGTTTTGTGCTGTACCTTCCTCCATCACAAAAATATTCTCTAACAGTCTCAACTTTTTACCCGCCGAGTTTGCTATATTATGATTGGCTCTTGATATAACCCTGTCCCATACTCCAGCTGCAAGTGCTACTACAGCATCCTCACCGGCAATCTTAATAATATCGAGACGGCCATCGGAATCGACTAACGCCGTATTCCCCTCCGTTGTTTCAGGCCGGTATATTTCGACGGTCATTGTCACCGGCGCCATGCTTGCATGGGTAATGTGGAGGCATAACTCCTCCGTATCGTTACCTGCTGTAAGCGTTGTCTGCTCGTCTACCAGAAGTTCGTAAACACCCTTCATATGCGTACTCTCTGTTTCGTTTACCGTTGGCTCCGTAAAAGCAACAGCAGCAGCACCGTTGAGCGAGCCATAGACCGTAAAACTGCTCAACCCCGTCTCCCGCGTTTTTAAGTCGGTCGGGTCTACGGCAACAAAGTATACATATCTGTCCGTTTTTCCGGTTGGTATTCTCATTGTATTTCGCCTCCCATACTATTTGCCGCCGCTCGCACTCGTTCGGTAATCGGTATCTGCCATTCCTCGCACGCATAAAACGTCGAAGGGGCAGACATCGACCTGTAACTGGTTAATAAGTAATCTGCACTGCGTTCAGCCTTCGATACCCGGCATTCGTCAATATCTACCGAGCATTTGCCCGTACCGTTGCCCGCGCAAGCAATTCTATCCGGCGTCGTAGGGGTATCCGGCGTATACGATGTTTGGTTGAAGTTTGCAGTTTCGTCAATCCCAGCAATAACACCGTTTATGTAAAGGCGTATCTCGTCATCGGCAAAGTCCAAAATGCCCGTTATATGTACCCATGTATTATTTTGTGCTGTTTCCGAATCAGAGTAAATGGCTTTATACGACAGGTCTTTAATGCTTCGACCTCCGAGCCTCCATTTAGCGTCGGTGTGTATACCCATCGACATACCGGTCCCCTCGCCATCAATCATGGTTGCGAAAAGCCATTCGGCCGCACCATCCACGTCGGTCGGCCGTACAACCATTTCCAACGTAATAGCACCGGCCCCGTTCAGGTCCGCCGCCATCTCCCCGGCAGTACCGGTCATATAGTCCCCGGAACCATCAAACCTGATTGCAGAGTCAGACGAAAAAAAGCCATCAATCAGTTTATCGCTTGCTAAGGAAGTAGGGTCGAAATCGTTGTCGCAATCCGTACTGTCCAACATACATTCGCCCGCCCCCTCCGGGTCTTCCGACATATGCTGCACCATAACGTAGCTGGCGTCCCACGTGTCCGCATCAACAGTCTCACTCAAGTCGCCGTTGCCAAAATTGAGATAAAATATCGTATCGGCATCATGCGACAGCGTTGGAATCTTAACCCACAATTCCATCTTTTCGCTACCGACATCCATCGAGACAAAATCGCAACTCAACTTCGTACCGTCTGCCAACTGACACCATATATCAGACCCGTCACTTTGGACATGCGCCCAGAACTCGCTCGGCATGTTGTCACCGGCTATCAGGACCGGAAAGTCTGTCAGGTCTTCCGAGCCGGAAACTTTTGTATGGTCGATTGTTATTTTAAGCTGCCTCGCCATATTACCTCCCATCTGCCAGCTTGTCGCGGGCCATGCGCTTTGGGGATTAGGGTCGCCGAATTCGGTAAAGTCAACATTACCATACTCATCAATATCAATCTGTACGCCAGCACAATGGTCCAGCGGGTCAGCTACGTAAACACCGTCAACCAGCCCTTGAATCGTAAAATACTTAATCCCGTTTTCCGTACCACTATCCGTACTTCTGTGTTTATGCCCCTGAAAAACAGCGGCTACATTACCGGCCTTTTCCAATATCCCGGCCACTAAAGCCGCACAGACCGGCTCGACATAGTTGTCATCACTTGCGTCGATACGACTGGCTGTGGCGGTTGGGTATACTGGTACGTGCATAAATACAAATGTTTGTTTCTCTGAATTCGCCGCCAAATCCGCCGTCAACCAGTCCCGTTGGTCGCTGTCAATATAAAATTCCACTATATTAGCGGTTGTTGGCTCCGTTCCACTATCGTCCGCTTTACAACTGTCAAGGATAATAAAGTGCATCGTCCCGTAATCAAACGAGTAATACTCTTTGTCATAACCCAGTTTTGAAAGCCACGTTGCCAGCAACACTGCATCTGCATCGTTATAGCAGTCGTGATTGCCACGAACCAAATAATAGTCCGTTACATGCTCGTCATATTTGGCTATCAATTCATCCACGCACGTTTCATTGGTGGCCCTGCTGCCGTAACATTCGGTGTTATCGCCGCCTGAAATAATAAACGCAGCGCCTGCGGAATCGGCCTCATCAAGTATCCGTTCCAGTTTTGGGTCGAGAGCTTCGGAAAACAATCTAAGCTCGCCGAGGTCTGGCCTTGTTGTATGATGACTATCGGAAACCCAGAAAAATGTAAAAGGAATCTGTATCAAATTTATTTTCCCAATCGGTCGTCTATTTTATCGAGACGGACCTCGATTTTTTTAGTGTATTGTGATTGACAGTTTATACATTATGCAACCTCTTTATACCAGATTCGATAATCCTGCCGCTTTGCAAATGTGCGGCTTCCTCTCACGTCGTCCGTCATATTCAGCAAGTCCCCCTCATCTTCCAAGTGAATTACGTGAATATATACGCTTCCCGTTGTCCCCGAATGATTATCAAGCACCTTGCGTACCGCGTCGGCTAATGTCCTCGCGCCGTCGTAAGTCGCAGCCCATGTGTTTATCTGGAACACTTCTTCGGCGTAGTTGTGTGCGCCATCCATCGTGATGCCCCAATCGCCCGTTATCCTCTGATACGTCACTGCCGGAAACGTCGCGGGCTGTGGAAGTATAAGCGGGTAAACCCGCGTTGACACCAAATCAGACACGCCGTTTGTGGTCAGTAGCGAATAGATAGCTTTTTCAATCGTATCAACGGCCACGAGCCACCTCATCAATTCCTTTTTTTATTTCTCTGTTGAATATCGCAACGCCAACCTTTTTCCACGGGTCCGCCGCCGCACGCATAAACGGGTTAGCGGCAACAATCTTCGTACCACCGGCGTCGCCAGGGGCGGCGTGTCCGTATTCTATGGCCGATGGAATGTAATTCCTTTTGCCGGAACTACTCTCTGCCACAAACTCAGGAACATCCGACTTGATCTTGACGCTCATGCCATAAGAGCCTTTTTTCTGCTTCTTGAACGCTCGCAATTGCATATTTCGTGCAATCAAAGCCCCCATCGAGCCTCCAACCATTGATCTCGCATTGCTTTTAGATGCTACATGCTCTGGCTTGAGCGACTTACGCACGGCCTTCCTTACGACTTTTCTGGCAACTTTAGTCTCAAGTCGCAACAGCTTCTTTTCAAGTTCTTTGCCGCCCTTAAGCGTCATACCTATTTGCATCAGACAATTTCCTTCGCCATGATCTCCATGTAAATATTCCGCTCATCACGGTCAAGAATGTAAACAACCTCAAAGGTACGACTATCGAACGTGAATCTGTCGGTTATCGCTACGCTTGAGTTGTATCTGATTTTGACCATGTGCGTTTTTTCGCCGGTTATCTGCTGTGCGTTCTCCAACTCACGGCCACTCATCGGGCGAATCGAACCCCATAAGATCGCATATGTAGTGAACGTGTCAGTAGCCTCACCAAATTCGTTCTGCTCCTGCGTGAGAGCTTTGAACACCAGTCTATGCCTGAGTTGTCCCGCTCTTACCATTGCACCCGGTCCTGAATCAAAAGCGTTTTTGCACTCATGGGAATAGTTGTAAGGCTCACCTCCAGCGAATCTTCTCGGTTCTCATACAGGTGTCCGAGAATCAGTTTCATCGCGGCCTTGACATTCTCCGGTACTTCGCCGATATAGTTTGTGCCGGTGCCATCGTCATCAAAAGTGACCGCATCACCACCTGATGTAAGCGATAACTGAAACGTATTACCATCAACCGTAATTACATAATAATCGGTGTCAGCAGACAGGCCGTCAGGCAGTGCGCCACCACTATTACTCAGCCGCACCTTATCGCCAGCCGTATATGTTCTTTGGTTTACGGTTAGGATTTCCGTAGCATTTGCCGCCGTAAACGCAGCGGCATAGCCAGCAACGTAATTGACAGCAATAGTGTTATTCACCGCTCGAACATCCGAAGGCCACGTCTTATTATACGCCTCATAGATTCGCCCCGGTTCGCTCTTTGTGTCAACCGCGTAATCGGTCGCAGTCACCGTCTGCGTGTCACCGTCCGAATCCACATAAGTAATCGAATCAACATAACACAGCGGGGGGTTCGGAGGATAAATAGTATACGGGAATCTATTATCGAAGTTGAGTTCATAGGTGCGGGCGATATACGCCCTGCCCTGATACAGTTCGCAGTATACTCTCGCCGCCCTGATAAGCTGAGTTATCAATGCGTCATCAGCGGACCCATCCACGCGAAGATGCAATTTAGCCTCCGTTAAACTGATAGGCTCAACCAACGGCTCTGTTGTTATTCGTATAGACATTATGCAGGGTCCTCATCGTAAACGAGTTCGCAATACACACCCTTCGGTGCTGTCCCGCCGCCTGTAGTTTCGTCGATAGAAACCTCCAGTACGTCGCCCGCTACAACCGCCGCCGTATCAATCGTACCCGCAACTGGGGTATAAGCCGGGTCGGCACTGTCTATCTCTACGGCAGCCGTCAAAACAGAAACCCCATCTTTAAGTAAATCAATACTGACAACCGCCTCACCGACACACGCCACGACCGCCCCGACCTTAAAACTAACCAGCGTCCCGGTCGCACCATAAATCACCGCCAAACAAACCGACTCATCCGTACACGCCGTGGCCGATTCCTGTGCGTACATCGCATGACAGCGGTGTAACATCTTCGCCGTGCCTATCCCCGCCGCCGCCGCAACCATCGCATCTGTTACGGTTAGATTTGGCAGTGTAATTGTATTAGCGGTTAATGTACCCGCAACGTGAGTATCGCCTTCTAATCTTGCAGCTATTGCCATAATAATTTACCTCACTCTTTTATAAATGTTACATTAGGCTTGCAGTGTTCCGGTATTTTCCCTTTTTCAATCTCGCCCATGTGCAAATGAATAGGCTTAAAGCCATTCTCTGCCGTATCGGGGAAAGTACACATTAACTGCATGTGGCCGATGACAACTTTATTCGCCTGGACTGCCTTGAACCCCTGTTCAAAGAACTGATTCCAGAAATATATGTCTGCATCCTGCCTACCCTCTTGCCATCGCCCGTCGGGACCGGGTTGCGCCCAAAACCACGGTTTTTTCAACTTCTTTAACGCCGAAGCCCGAAACAGCGTCAAACCAAAGTGCCCCGTTCCGACCGGCGTCAATTCACAGTCAAATACCTTCCTGTCGATGCGTTCCAATACATTACCGTCTTTGTCCCTCATGCCAATCAATGGCTCGTCGCCTTGTCGCTTACTTTGTACTGGAATAATCGCGTCAACATCCGGGTTCTCAGCCATCAACTGCAATAGCCTGACAGCATGGTCCCGCGTGAACCACGTATCATAATCCAAAGTAAATATCAACTCGGCCCCGGACTCGATATGCTCCTCGATCATATTCGTTAGCACCTGGCCCCAAAATGCCCCGGTCCCACGAGTCAGGGCTATTTGTAATTCATAAAACACCCTTGCCGCCGTGTGCATGTTGTCGGCAAAGGTCAGTCGTGGCATACTCATCACCGCACCGAGCTTGCGGCATTCATTCAAGCACTGGTCTACTTCTTCCTGCGAAACAATTACCGCTGGCCTTTTCGTGCCCTGAAGATTCAAGCTGATAGGCAAGACCGCACAGTCACGAACTTCGCTTTCCCAATGTTTTATGTCTTTGAGTCCAACGCTGTCTAATATCGCCGATAATGACGCCTTATCGAATATCGACTTATGATAGTCATCGTCGTCAAGCTGTCCGCCGCAGATATACAACTGTGTATTTATCTTTTCGCCGGACAAATATCTCCTGCTAACATCTGCGTAGTCGGGGACGGCTATTTTCAGCACACCGCCCGGCTTCAGTTTCGAGACCCAATTCAATAAGACCTCTCTCAATTTGTGATGGCCGAAATGCTCCAAAATATGAGACGCCCGAATCTCATCAACTGAGTTATCTTCACACGTCAACGGATAGGCTTCCAGCCCTAACTTCCGGTCGATGTTCGTGTACCCTTCTGGGACTACGTCACCGCAACCCAGATTCAGTTTGACGGGGGCATCCTTAACCTCTACATCAATAGTGTCCCCTAACAATTTCGCTTCCAAGTCGGATCGCACAGCGATTATATTGGTGTGCGTACTGAAAATCGGCCTGTATGACCGACCGTAGAGCAGGTTTTCAATCGCTTTCTTTCCGGCCTGCCCTTCGCCGCCGACGGTGGGGATAAACTCGCTTTTCCCCGGTTCTAAAGCATATTCAATCACAACCACACGCGGCTTGTACTGCATGAGGCTATTGAATACGTGGTAGTCCTGGCCGTCAATATCAAGACTCAACAGGTCAATCTCAATCGGGGCATTATTCCTTTTCAGGATTTTGTCGAGCGTACTATAACCGGACGGTTCAACTAACACATTCTCGCAGTGACATAATGACGCAAACTCACCAAGATTGCTCACTAACCTTTTGAAAACCTGCTCATCCGACTCAACTAATACCGCGTTCCATCCTTCCTCGATCAACTTGCGGGTATTACTGAACAGAATCCCGTCGCCCGCACCGGCCTCAAAGCACCATTTATTATCAATGCCTATCCGCTCAAAGATTGCTTCCAAAATCCCGTCTTCGCCGCCCTGAGAATACTTGTTCGACTTACGCTGTCCAATACATCCAATTATGTCCGGTTGTTCCATCCTATCAATCCCTTCATCTTGTTTCGTTAAATTTCATCTTCTTCGCAAGTGCCCCTGAGATATTGAGGCCAAGCGCCACTTCTGCATCCATTAGAATACCAAGAACGTCCGAAAGCTGCACTTCGAGTCCACTCATATCGGAGATGTTCTTATCGGGCGGATTGCCGTGCCGCGTACATTCCCACGCCTCGGATAATTCCGAATGAGCGTGTGCTATAACGTTCGAGATCGTTCGGCCATCGGGCCACAATCCACGATCGACCGCAACCGCATGAACTGCCGACGCGATGCGTCGATATTCCTGCAAGAAAACCTTACCGCCGTATTTGTCACCGCCGTTGCGGATAACCGACGCCGAAACATCTTCCTTGTCATGTCGTATTCGCCGCAATTCATATCCAAGATTCCTGCCATAACATACCTCATCAATCGGCGGAATAACACTTATGACGACCTTCTCACCGAAGACGTGACGGATCATCTTGGTTCGCTCGGCTACAGTGTACGGATTCTTTTCATCAATCTCCGTATCCATCAGGCAGACACAGACTTTCTTGCCCTCGCGCAACAACTTCCAGATCGCCGCTTCGTGGCCTTCGTGGAACGGCTGGAAGCGGCCGATGAACAGGCTATACTTTTCCATCTTTTATGACCATCCTTTCCGGACAACCCCTCGGCATGTTGTAGCCCAATTCCTTCATGACCGATCCGTGACACTTCCAGAAAAGCTGCAAATCCCCCTCGGTCATCTTATTTTTGTAAACACCGACACGACCGTTGAATAACTGGGGGTAGCTCTTTTGTTTTTCTGCATAATCGTCAATGTATGGCCGCTTTGATTTTAGATTCAAAAACGTCTCAAGCTGTTCAACCACAATCTCAGGGTGTTCGACCATGTCCTCGAACCGAACAATTATTGTGTTCGGTCTCTCTTTTGGGTTCCATACGTGATAGAAATCGCTCCAGCTACAATAGCCCAGGTTGGTTTGAGAAATAGTTGCGTACTTGACAGGTATTTGCCAATAATCCGACACGGTAGATATTGCGTCACGACCGTCGCGGACAACAAATATCGTAGGCATATCATCCAAAGGCAACTGATGTGTTTTTATGAAGTACGACCTGTCCGCATTCGCACATTGCAAATAATTCTGCAAAGGTATTGCGTGCCAATTCTTGGCAAAGGCATCTGTCCCCGGCCCAAACAAGTCGTCCAGTTCCTCTTTCCCGTAAAGCGAGAAAGAGCCAATATCAAAACAATCCTTCAATATCTGCCGACATAAGGTCGAGCCGTTATGCGGCCATCCGGCAATCCATACAATCATAATTCCACCCTTTCGTTCTATAAATTATTGTTTCGCCCATAAATCCACAGAGCAGGCCAGCCGAAGCCAGCCCGCTCTATGAAAGGATGGACGTTTAACCAGTAACAACCAGAGCGCAATTAGACGACTCTGTGTTGTTCAGGTTAATGGCATTTTTCTTTGCCGCCGTATCGTCACTCTCTGATGCACGAGAAAGCAAACCCAGGATGCTCACGTTGCAGGTGTTTGTACCCGCCGTCACTTCGACGCCCAGATAACGTTTGCGTGCCCGGAGATCGATCTGATATTCCAATACCGCACCCAAACCCAGTACGGTAATCGCGGGCATGGCGTTTGGCACTGAAGTCGAAGTTTCCGTACCGGTAGCAAAAGCTACAATGTCCGTCATACTCGCCGCTGCCGTTTCGGTATCGCTTTCGCTGATTGCGATTGTCCTCAGTGTTTCGCCGCTCGTCGAAATCGTTCCGGCCATAACGTAGATATTCGCCTGGTCAAAGCCAAGCGTGTCAAACGCCAGTGTCGTAGTCGCGTTAGTTGCGGCCGTCGCAGCGGGCGAAAAACAAATGGCTGAATCATCAATGTGTTTCATGGTTATATTCCTTAACTAAAATCTTATACTTTCTTTCAACTGATACTGACCCGACAGCTATTAACTGGATGCCATAACAAGGCCATTCACCGGACCGGTCACCGTCGCAGTTCCGATATCATGAACGTTGATGTCGAACCGCTCGATGCCGCGGATGGCAAAACAGTCGGTATCAAACATCGAGGTGCCGTCCACGGAGGCATCGGTACTTACCGCCAAAGCAAGCCCCGCCCTGTCACCAAAATCAGCCGCCATTGTGAAGTCGCCGAACATACAGGCAAGTTGGCTGTTGGTGTCTGTGGTGGGCATGACGGTTGAACCGCTTGTTAAAACAACAGGGAAACCTGCATACGTAGGCCCGCCAGCATTGGCCATGTCACTCATAGTAACTCCGCCAGCCGCCCGCTGTAGTCTTACCATAACTCCATACCAGAATGCTTTTGAACACACCCAAACCGGACGAAGACCCGGATAATTAGGAATCCTGCCTATCATGGCCAGAAGGTTCGCGTCGGTAACTTCAGCAAACGTATTGCCATCCGCCAGCACCAGACCGCCGCCATCGTCAACGCCATTGACGGCTAAAAGCTTAGTTGCTATGCCGTACATGCCGCCGTAAGTCGAAGTGCCGTCACCGCGAATGCCACAAAGGTCTTCTTTTTCTGCAAAGGCCAACGCGATTTCCTTTGTGGCTTGATCGGCGATACTGATAATTGCATCGCTTATCAATTCATTCGATGCCGTTGTAATCGCAGCCAGTTTCTTCGCAACGAGCTTGACGTTA